TTTTCTACCATCCATAGAATTAATATAATTTAATTAATTAATCTTTTGTATATCTATATATCGAAAAATTTAATTAATTTTTGTTCACAAAGATTGTTTTAAAATTTCTAAACATAATTCTTGTGGCACTACACTTCTTTGATAATTGCCTTTTAATCCTTGAGTTCCTGTTTGGCTACCTCTTGGTGCTGGTTGATGATGACAGTTTTTGTTTCCATTAAAACACTCTGGTCTTGGTTGCCATCCATTTGGATTGAATACCGATCTTAAGTTGTTAGTCCAAATATCAGTTGGTTTTGCTCTTGTGTCTCCATACTTACAATACCATACTGTAGTTCTTTGTAGGCCTTTCATAAAATCTAATTTTCTTAGTTTGCCTCTTGGATTTTCAATATACCAGTATCTAGGATTTAATTGTTTTATAATGCTTATTGTTTTTTTTATAACTTTTACCCCAAAGACTGCTTGTTCTGTTTTAGGTGTGTGGTCTTTGTTCCAATGCTTACCAATACTTGCAACACTAAAATAAGTACAAGGAGGAGATGCCCATATAATATCAGGCCTGAAAGGTATTTTGTTTATATTAAATTTTAGAATATCTATTGAGTAATCTATATTATCAAAAGGATTGATGTCAGAACTATAAACATTATATCCAAGACTTTCCGCAGCTTTGCCAATACTTCTACTTCCTGCAAATAATTCTAAGACATTCATTCTACTCGTAATTCTTTTTGTTCTATCTCATCTATGATGTTTACTATTTTGTTTATATCCTCATTGTTAAGATGATTTGCTTTGAACTTTACAAACTCTCTTTTAGAATCGTAGTTAAGGTCTTTGCTTGACTTTGTTAAGTATGTAAGCCACTCTCCAATCTTTCTATTGTATTGTACATTTGTTTCAAAAGTATTTACTGCGTGTAGAACAGATGAATGACTTGATGTCTTTCCTTGTGATTGAAAGAACTCTGCTATTTCTTGTAGTTTCATCTTTTCATACTTGTATAGGATAAAGGCTAGTAAAGATCGTACCTCTACTATTTCTATCTTTCTAGTGTTTTCAAATACATCTAGCTTTGTTATCTTCTTGATTCTGTTTGCTATCTTAATTGCTTTATTCATATAAATAATCTTTTTTGTTGTTTATGTATGTTAATTCGTTTCTGTGCAGCTTCAAAGTATTCTTTGTCTATTTCGTACCCTGTCAAATCATAACCAAGATTATGACAAGCTATTGCTATGCTTCCACTTCCTAAATGTGTATCAAGTATTGTATCTCCCTCTTTAGCATTATTTAAAAGTAACCACTCATACAATTCTACAGGTTTTTGTGTTGGGTGTATTTTGTGTCTTTCTTTTAACACACTTAAACTCCACATCTTCGCAGGTTTTTGTTTGCTACTCCAAGCCATTTCACACATAGCTAAAGAAAAGTCGTGTGGTTGTTTCTTGTCCCATATAAAAAAGCCTTGTGACGCAGGAAGATTAAAATAATTTCCACCCCAAATAATTTGCTCTTTACTAACTCTAAACAATTCTTCAAAGTATTTATTGTTAGGGATTTCTTTATCCCAATCTTTTTTTTTATGTTTTTGTCTAACAGGATTTTTACTTATACCAATTCCATAAGGAGGGTCAACAATAGCCAAATCAAACTGATTGTCTGACATATCTTTCATTGTCTCCATACAGTCTTGATTGTAAATGTTAATCATAATTTACCTTTTATTATATAATTGTCTAAGTCGTGGCCTTTTATAAAAAAATTTTCAAATTGTGTTAAGGCCTCTTTTGTTTTTCTTTTACCCTCTAAATAAAAATCCTCTGTACACTCCCAAACACCTATATCTAAACTGCCTTTGTCAATTACCAAGAATGTAAAATCCTTATAAGACTTATTATACAACTGACAATATAAATAACATTGAACATCGTATGAGTATTTCTTAGCTGAATATGGAAAACCTTTTATGTCTGTTGTTGTTTTTATATCTACAATACCTTTGTTACTTAGTACATCTGCTTTACCTCTAAATGGAAATCCTTGTATAGTATCAATTGCAGGTACTTCAAACTCGCAGTCTGTTATGTATTTTAGAGCTTGTTCATTCTTAAAAAAAGCATCAGCTATTCTTTCTGCATTTTCTCTTTCTGATCTTGTATATACTAAACCATACTTTTCCTTTGCCTCTCTATATGCCTTTGAGTTTTTACTAGATACATTTACAAATATTTGTTCTTGGAATTTATCAGGCTCAAGTATTGACAGATGTATAAGCCTACCATCTCTTAATGGCTGTGTCTCTTTACTGCCATACTTTGTTACAAACTTATATGTTTTTGGACTTGATAAAAGTAATTTTAAAGACGAACTACTTAGGACTAGCTGTGATAACTCTCCATAGTAGAAATCATCATCTACCATTTTTTTTAACAAGTCTTGCTTGTTGTACTCGTTTCCGTCTAAAAGTTGTATCGTTTTCATAATCTTGTTTTATTAGTTTTGTTTCTAATTTGTTTGTGTATTCGTATATCTCATTTAGACATTTAATATAGTTGCCTATCTCTTTTTTTCTTGTATCATTTGCTTTTTCAAATGCAGATGTCATAGCCTCACCTAAATAATTAAAGTGTGCTTCAAACTTTTGCTTTGCTTTTATGTCCATTGTTCTAACATCAAAAAGAAACATAAACACATAAAGAATATTATAAATGCAAACTTTAAGGTCTGATATGTTACCTCATTTTTCTTTGGGTCTCTACCTTGATTGCTTCTAAATTGTCTCATCGTCTTTTATATATCTATTGTCTAATTGGTCTTTTATACCATATCCCTCTTGGAGTAATATTTTTTTTGCTCCTACTATCATTTCTGACTTTTTCTTTAGACTATGCTCTATTCTATATCTCTCGAATATTTCATTAGATATAGGCATTGTATCATTTATTTGTGATATATGTTTTTTTACTTTTTCTTTTTTTCGATGTGCATCGAATATTGAGTTTTCTATTGCCATTGTTTTATTTTTAGTTTTACAATATAGTGAAAATAATTAACAATATGCAATAACTATACCTTATGTACAATACTAGCCATATCTTCTGTGAGTAGATAGACCTTTTTAAGTAGCTTTTTTTTTGTCCATAGTGTAGTATCAGGACAGTATAATTCTTTTATTGGTGGCATCTCTAAGTAGTTAATCCAATATAGATATGTACCTTTTGGGTCAGATACAAAATAAAGTTTAACGATCTCACTATCCATATCCATCAGCTTATCGTATTTATATTTTTCTAGTAGTTTGTCTTTGTAGTATTTGTTCCTGAACTTCATTTCCATTACGCACTTGTGGCCTTTGGGAGTATAACCTATTGCGTCATAGTGTTCAAACCGACCCTTACTCCATTCAAGATTCCAATCTTCAAAAGCATTAAGAAAACTTACTACAGTTTTTTCAAACTTATTTATAGTCTCTAAACCCATTCTCGTAAATAGTATTAATATCCTTTATCCATTGATTCCAATGTCTTGGTGTGCAAGAGCAAGGTATATAGTATGAGTGTAGATGATACTTACTATGTAAAGATGCTATAAGCTCTTGTTCCTCTTTATTGATACTACTACTTTTTACAGACTTAAATTCTGTCCAAGAATCGTATTCTTTCTTATTTAGTTTAATCCATTTTTTTTCTGCCATTTCTAGTTATGTTGTTTAAGTATTCTCTTCTGTCATCACATCCACAATCCTCGTAGCCTAGCTTGTTCGCTATCCAGGTAGCTAAATCTTTTCCTCTACCAAATGTAATGATGTTTATTATATATTCTAATTTGTCTCCTAATTTCATATAAGGTCTTTTAGTTTTGATTTTACTTTTGTGTATGTATTGTATAAGCTGTAGTATGATATGTCTGTCTTTCTTGATAGTTCACTTATACTTATTCCTTGTTCCTCTATTATTTCATATACTTTTCTATCATACCAGAATATTTGTTTTAGTGCTTCTTGTATCTTCTCGTAGGCCTCAACATAGTTGACATCATTAGTATCGGATATTTGTATATCCTCAAGGTCTGTGAAAGTATATTTAAGTTTCTTTCTCATCAGATCGACATAGAGGCCTCTAAGGATTCTGAAGCAGTAGTAGTAGTTTATGTCATTATCACCATAACTAAAATCCACACCCTTTTGTGTGTTTCTAATTAGTAATAGATATAATTCCTGAACAATATCTTGTACCTCAGTTTCTCTAAGACCTCCGAAAGACCTAGTGATTTCTAACCACTTTGTATGTCTATCGTATGCCTTTTCAACTTGAGTTTTCAAAATAATTTAGTTTGTGTTTTATAAGGTTTTAATCTTTTATTGGCTATGTCCACATAATGTTTCGATATTTCGCTTCCAATATAGTTTATGTTTTCAAGTATACAACCCTTTGCAGTCGTGCCTGTACCCATAAAAGGATCATATATTAAATTATCTTTTTTACAATATAGTTTTATTAGCTTTCTTACAAGTTCAGAACTGAATGTAGCTTTATGTGTTGCTGTTGTTGTATCATTGTTTTTCGCCTGTATGAAATTAAAATAATTTTTATATGCTATCTGCCCTGTATCTCTATATGAAGATATTTCTTTGTTGCACTGAAAAGAATTTATTTCAGTTTTTCTACATAGCACAAATACAAATTCGCAAATTCGTGTCAATTTGTTAGAGCTGGTTGCATTTGGTGAAGCAATTTTTTTCTTCCAAACAATACAATCAGCAACTATAAATTGTGTTTGATATATTATCTCTGCTATTGTTTTCCAAATTAAATGTGTGTTCTCTGACGAATAAGATAAATTATAAAGTATAACGCCATTTGTAGATAGTATTTTTTCAAAATTATTAAATATATTTACAGTCCAACTAATATATTCTAGATCTGGCTTATTGTCATTAAAGTTATCATACCTTATATTCTCACAAGCTAAATCTAAAGAACTACCTTTTCTGCTTGTATTATACGGAGGTGAAGTCAATATACAGTTAATTGTGTTGTAAGTGATTTTTTTCATTGTATCAACACAGTCTTCGTGATATATTTTATTCAATTCTATCAAAATGGGAAATTGAGTTGTTCTATTACTGATTTATTAATTGTTGATTGTTCTCCTATTCTGTACCCTACATTGTTTGGTATGCTTTGTAGTAATAATGGAGAATCGAATCCTGTAGGTTTTGTTCCTGTATCGTGGTCTTTTATTTTCTTACAATGCAGCTCTGTGTATATCCATCTTGATTCGTGCTGTGTCAGCCTGTGAATTGTATAAAAATCATCAGTACGGTTTGGAAACACATTACCTCCCTCAACATCAGACATAGCAAGAGGTAAAGGATGACCTGCAAACTCGTGATTAGATGAATATTTAGCTCTAAATGCAGATGTTACCGAGTGCATAATTAACCAAAGGCCAACATCATATTTCTTTACAAAAATTCTAAAGTCAGTCATACACTCGTATAAATATTCATAAGCATTACTGTATTTCATCATACCTTTATTCTTTTTTAAACTGTTGATTGGATCAATAATCAAACAGTCAAATTTGTATTGTGGGTACACAACCTCACATAAAGATAGTAAATCTAAGTAATCATAGTTCTTTTCGCAGTCAATAAATTTAAAATGCTCATAAACAAACTCGGAATGATTATCTAATTCTTCTTCTGATATTTTATTTATAGGCTTTGCAGCTTTGTATTCTATGAGCTTTCTTATCAGAGAGTAAGGCTCATTCTCAGAACTAAACACCAAGAACTTTACTTTATGCTTCATTGCAAAGAGTAACATAAAATAAATAATGACTGAAGTCTTACCTACGTTTGCGTGTCCTGCAAAACAAGTAACATTTCTTTTAAATCGAATAACATTGTCTATCTCATCTATCCCTAACTTTGGAGCTTCTTTGAGTATTCCTTTTCGTATCTTATCAACCTTATCTAGCTCGTCTCCAAAGTTTATTAACATTATTCTTTCTGTAGTTTTTCTAATTCAAATTTTAAGTGATCTATTGCTTTCTCCAAACATTCATTAGGTGTTTTGTGTTTTCTATATGCTCTAAGTATATAGGTACAAGCAGTTCCTAAATTATAATTAAGGTCAAAGTTCTCTACAACCTCACGAGCTGTATATCCGTTTTTGCCATTATAATATTCAGGAGTTTTAATTTTAGAATGGTAAGTCATTCGCTAACTGTTTGTCATCTTTAGGTACAGGATAACTTTCTCTACCTTTATTCTGATCTTGTAGAGTAACCTCATTGTTATATTGAATTTTCCAACCCTGTATAGAGTTAAAGTATTTCACCTGACCTTTGTCATTTGTCCATTCTCTACCTCTCAGATTTATAGACACTTTTATATTATCACCTGTGTTAAAAGCATCAAGTAAACTACATTTATCTTTGACAAATTCCACTAATATATTTTGTGGGTATTGGTCTTTTGTGATAAGGACTAGCTCTCTTTTTGTGAAACCTTTTGCACCAAATTCTTTGGTTTGTCCTATTTGTTTTATTGTTCCTGTTATTTCCATTATAATTGATTTTTAATTTGTTTGTGTTTTTTGTATAATTCTAAAGCTCCATCGTGTATTTCTTGTAGAGATAAATTTCTTCCTTGATTCATAAGAACAAAGTCTCGTCTTGCAGATTGGAAAAAAATATTGTTATCCTTAAATTCTGTTGGACTAATATACTCCTTGCTTTCTTTTTTTTCAAAGTTATTGTACATAGGTTGATTAGTGTTTCGATTTATTACTTTACCAAATATCTTGATTTTCTTTTTATAAGAATCGTATTTGTATTCTAATATATCTCCAACCTGATATTGTGTTATGTCATTTTTTGTGTTTTGATTGTGTTGGTTTAAGTAGTATCTTATGTTTTGTAATCCGTCAATATCAATATTGTATATTTTATTTTTACTCCCTCCTATAGGGTTTTCTTCTACAAATTTCACGGAATTTAATTTGCCTGTTTTATTTGGGAGATTTTCCCATTGGTCTTTTGTATTCATTGTTTTATTTTAAATGTTCTTCTAATTGTCTATCGTTAGTGATTTTGTTTTTATTCATAACTAATCTCAATTTTATTTTACAGTCTTTATTTTCGCTTTTAAGTTCATTGCATAACTTAATCAAAGTATTTACTTTCTTGCCTAAAAGTTTTATTCTATTGTTTAGTTCGTCTATGTTAGGAGATGCCATACTTACTATCATTTATTTTAATATCAATAAGAGAATCTATGTGTTGTAGTAAAACCTGTTTACTTACATTACCTTTTTTAAATTGCTCTAAAGCCATATCTAAAGTTTTTAGTTGTACTTTATTAAGGTTGTTAGTTAATAACCATTCGCCTGATTTATGCCAATGATTTTGTATGTATGCTAACTCATCTTTAATTTCTATTGCGTCTTGTGTTTCTGTATTTAAATTCATAATGTGTTTTGTTTTGCTGTACAAGTTAATTATAAATTGTTAATAATCCTATTTTATTTCAAAAAAAAAAGGGAGTAAATTAATGCTCCCCTTTTAAAAACAAAACGCTTACCGAAGTTGGTAAGAACTCACAAATGTAATCTTTTATTCTCTTTTTCTAAAAGGTTTTTGTATTTTTCTACCATCTCTTCTAGATCACTAATAGAATACTTTACTGTTTTCTTAGATAGATTGTAGAGATGTTTAGGGAGGTCAGGTTTCTTTTTTTCTAAAGCTAGGCTGTATTCATATTGTTTTCCGTATCTATACCTGTTGTCATATCTACTTTGTGGCCATACATTATCCTCGTGCCACCTGGTACTCATTTCTTTACGAGATATAAAATGACCTGCGTCTACTTCGCTGTAATAATATTTTTTGTTGGATGTTATGCAAGTAACAAAGCCTTTTTTGTCTGCATTTTTTTTTCGTATGTATTCTGAGAATATTCTGTCAAGTTTATTTATGAGACCTTTACGAGATATTTTTCTAGGCATATACAAATATATTTAAATTCAAAAGAAAAGAAAAGAAAAGTAACCAAAAGAAAAGAAAAGAAAAAGCCTCCTAAGAAAAACAAAATATCTAAGTACCTGATCCAACTGCCGTCCATCTTTATTAGGTTGCAGAAGTTTAGCTATAAGCAAAGACAAATATATATAAATTTTTTTTATCTGCCTTGACCTCTATATCTCTTTAAATAATTCTTGCTTGATTTTACTTTACTACTCTTGTTTTTAGAGTGTACTCCTTTTCGCTTTCTGCTTTTAGACTTATATACCTCTACCTTTAGTTTACGAGCCATCTCTAGTTATATAATATAAAAAACTACCAGCTATGTATGCTAGTACAAAAAATAAAATAATGTGATACAAGTTTAAGTGAGCTTCACCACAAATGCCTAAAATATGATTTAATAATTCCATAACTATTTTTTTATCTTTTCAAAGCTACGCCCACCAAAATATGCACCTAAAGAGATTGATAAACTCGTTGTAAGCAATGCTTGATTGCTTTGACTTATTTCAAAATCTATCCATCCTGCATCTATAAATACCATTAGAACACTTGACACTACTAAGAATATTAAAACCATAGGCCTTACATTACGACTTAACCAACTGTCGCTTTTTGAATCTGCAACCCATCTTGTACTTATTTCTTGCATCTCTTTAGTTTGTTGTTCAAACAGCATTTGTTGTAGTTTAATTTTATCTTGTGTAGGTATCTTAGCCTTGCCTATCTCTGCTATTGCATCTTTTGGTGATGTAACACCTTTTAACACATTACCAAGTGTTGGGTTTACTATTGATGCAGCTCCAAATAGAAGTTTACCTACTGTACTCTCTGCAAATTTTTTCTTTGGTTTACTCATTACTAATTAATTTATATTCTTCTTTTGCATCATAAGACGGACATTCTTTTTTATCAGTAAAGTCTTTATGACCATATACTATAGCTGATGGATGTGTTTGTTTTAAATCAGATAAAAGATCGTGTAATGTTTCTGTTTGCTCTGGTGTTCTTGTATCTTTCCATTCTTTCATATTTTTATCCATACCTCCAATATAACAAACACCTATGCTATCTCTATTATGTCCTGCACAATGTGCCCCTATTTTTTCTACAGGCCTACCCTCTTGTAAAGTACCATTTAGCTTTATGACATAATGATAACCACAATCAGACCAACCATTACCCTTAACGTGCCATTCTGTTATATCATTAACATCAAAGTTTTTAAACTCAGGTGTTGCTGAACAATGTACTATGAGCTTGTTAATTTTTCTCATTAGTTTGTAGCTACTCTTGTGTATTTAGTTTTTTCTATAACACCTTGTATATCTTCAACAGGTACTTTAATTGAAAGAGAAATACCTGCATCCCATCTACCTACTAAATTTCTGCCTCTATACAAAAATATAACAGGTACAGATTTTATTTGAGATTTTATAGATGCTTTTTGTTCTTCTAATAAAGCTCTAACAATCTTCGCACCTTGTATTTTATTAAGGTCTTTATAATCGTTTCTGCTATTCCAAGAGCTGTTTATATGTAAAACTGTGTACTCTTGTGAACTACCTATTGCATATACAAATAACGCAATGAGGACAAATATCTTTTTCATTTTTGTATAATTTCATATAATTTCTCATCTATTTTATCTAGTTTTTCAGAGTTCTCTTGTACTTGCTCTGCTGTATTTTCAATAGTTTCTCTAATCAATTGATCTTTAAGGTCATATTCTGTCCTTGTCAATTCAGGTTTAGGCAATTCTTTTGCTAACTCTATTTCTGCTGTTAATGTGAAATAAAGTCCAGCTAGTGATATTGCACCTGTCAGAATTAGTCCTATTGTTTTTAAGTCAAGTTTTACTTGAGTTTCTTCATTTATTACTTTGCTCATTGTTTTCTATTTCTTGAATAGAGCCATCTTCTAAATTAATATTGACTTTGCCATATTTATCCTCTAACTTTTGCATATTTTTATTAAAGTCTCCTTGAGTTTCAATATTATCTTTTACGAGATTATTCATCTCTGCTTTTAAGATTTCTCTTTGCTCATACTTTTGACCTATTGCAATATAGTTTTTAGTTTTGCTATCAAATAATTCTTTGATATACTCTAATTCTGATTGTTCTAATTTTTTACTCATAATTTTATATTTTAATCAAATATAGTAAATTACCAATTTGGTCGTAATAAAATGTCTGTTGGATTTTCTTGTTTGTCTATTTGACCTGCAAGATTGATTTTCATAGAATCTACATCTAATCCAGCTTCAAGCCATTTTGTTACATCAGACTTTTTTAATTTATCATATTCAATAAAATTATCTTTATCATATACAACACCATAAGTGCCAATCATATTTGCATTATAATCGCCTTTATTCGCATTGTAACCCCAATGCACATTGTATATTACTTGGTCGTGATCTTCCTCTTTGATTTTTGCATCAAGAGCATTAATCACCCAGTTATAACTTATTTTTGTTTTTGCCATAATTACTTACTTTTTAAAATTTCTATTTCTTTTTTTAATTCTTGTATTGATTTTACAAGTAGTGGTACTATTTTAGAATAATCTACCGATTGCATTTCTTCAGCATCTTTTTCTCCATTAACTGCTTGTGGTAAAACTTCTTCTAGTTCGTGTGCCATAACACCATAACTTCTATTGTCATCTGCTTTCCATTTAAAGTCATATACAGGTATTTTAGAAACCATATCTAATCCTGCAAAGTCTTGTAAATCTTCTTTTAATCTGTAATCAGAAGATGTGTTAAAGGCTGTTGCAGAAGCACTAATTGTTATATTGCCAACAGTTCCATTAGGATTAAAAAATTCAATTAATGTTCCAGCAGATGTGCTACTTGAAGCCATCCTCAAAGCAACTTTTCCTGTACTAACTGGTATAAACCCACTACCATAAAAAGAAGTTCCATTAGGAGTTCCTGTTGTTCCAAATAAAATTTCCCCCCCAGATGTTAAGCGCATTTTTTCTGATCCTGCTGTTGAAAAACCTATTGCATCTGTTGCTGGATGAAAAAATCCTGTATCTGTATTCCCCTCAAATATATATGATGGTGCTCCTGCACTACCACCAATACCATTAATTTGACCTCCAAAAGTTGCACTACCACCATTTGTTGTATCAAGTGTTATGTTGTTTGTAGCATTACTTTCGCTACCTATAATTAGTGTATTGCTGTTTGTAGCTTTTGCAAACCAGTTTCCTGAGCTGTGCCCTAATGTTAACTGATTGTTAGTTGCATCTGATGTTATTATAGTTTGTGATGCTGTTTGTATAAATAAATTATTTGTGTTGTTATCAATTACACTATTTGTACCATTGTGAAATATTTGTAAATCTGATCCAGCGCCTACATTAAGTTTTTTACTATCTGCTAAATTAACATCACCTGCAAAAGTTGCTGCATTATCTTTTGACAATTCAAGAGCCACAGAATTTGTAGTTGAACTTGCAGCATTAGTTAAAAACTGTATATTACCTCCTCCTGTATGATACGAGTTTATTCTTGCATAACCTTGTCCTGAATCAACAAGAAAATCTGTATTAACACCCTGTACTGAACTACCACCAAATGCTGAACTTGAAGCATTAATTAAATGTGCACCACTTGTAATTGCACCTGCAAAAGTTGCATTACCTGTGTTTTGTGCAATTTCTAATGCTTGACCCACATTAGGAACAAAAAATAACATACTACCACTTGTACTTTGAAATGTTGTTGCTGCTTTGACAACACCAGTAGAAGTTATAGTACCTGAATCTATTGTTCCTGAAAAAGTTGCGTCTTGTGAAGAATCTATCGTTAATGCTAAAGTACCATTAGTTTCAACCTTTAATGCTCCACTCACAGCCTCTAGTCTTGCATTATAAGCGTTGTCAGCAGCATTTCTAAAACTTAAAGAACCTGTACCATCTGAATCTCTACCCACGACCCAAATATTATTAGCACTATTACCATCAACAACTAAAACACCTGCTGCTGCTGAAGTAGAACCAATTAAAACATTACCTGAACTATCAATACGCATTCTTTCTCCACCATTAGTAGAAAAAAGCATAGCGTTTAAGTCGTGTTTATAAGAAATACTACCAATGGTTGAACCTGCGTTTGTGGCATCATTTGAATCAGCAAAAGTTAAATCACAAGATTTATCATCACCTGAGGTTATTGCTAACCTTGTATGACCACTTGTTGTTCCTACTTGTAAAATATTACTGTATGCACCACTAAAAGGGTTTGGTATTGTTGAAGTTCCTATTCCTACATTACCTGAACTGTCTATACGCATTCTTTCAACATTGCTAGTAGTAAAAAATATATTTCCTGCAAATTCATTATCTAATTGTATATCTCCACCATTACTATTTCTGATTATTATGCCAGAGGTTGATGTGTTTCTAAAATATGAATTTCCTGTACTATTATCAATAAAAAGATGTGAGCCATTATGATATATTTGTGAATCATTGCCAGTACCTAAATATATTTGACCAGAGTCATTTATTTCTATATCTGCTGCAAAAATTGCGTTTTGTGATGAGTCTAATAATAAAGCTCTATTTAAGGCAGAGCCTGTTTCTGTAAAAAATCCTAGACTACTTGTTGCACTACTACCTCGTAGTGCTTGTATTCTTGACATAAATCTGTCAGCAGTATCATTAGAACTTGATTTAAAGTCAATGTTGTAGCCACCACCATCGGCAATATTATTATTATCAAAAAGAAGTTGAGTAGTAGGCGATGTTTGTGATGCTGATGAATTTGCTATTGTAATTTTGTCTGCTGTAGTAATACTTCCTGCAAAAGTTGAGGCACTTGTAGCACCATCCATACTTAAAATAGCAGTAGTATTATATCTTAAATTCATTACTGCACCACTATTGTCTATTGACATTGGGTGTGTGTCTCTAGTATCATTTAATATTAAACCTACTGGACTTGCTGCTGCTATTTCAATTTTTCTTGCAAGACTGTTATTATCTTCAAATGATGTACCACCAAAAATTGCATCACCTGCAAAAGTTGCATTTTGATTTTCATCAAGCGTCATTACACTATTTCCATTTATAGAAAATACAGACCCATTTGGTGAACCTCCAGGTGCATTAATAGTTAAAAGTGCCGCTGCATTTGCTGACCTTCTCAATTGAAAATCTGTACTTGTACCTGCTCCATCTACAACAAAATTACCATTTACTTCAACTGCTCCTGCAAAAGTTGAATTTTGAGAATTATCAATAGATAATGCTAGAGTTCCGTTATTACTATTGTTATGTGTTGCTAACTCAAACGTTGGTGTACCAGACCCAGAATTTCTAGCTCCTCTTAAAGATATACCGAAATTATCAGCTGTGGATGTGCCTAAAAATATAGAAGATTTACCGCCTGAATCTGTAGTAGCTGCTGGTTTTAATCTTATAGCAGAGGTAGTTCCAATATCGGTTGTTATTTGGTTTTGGGTTGTTGTTATTTGACCTGCAAAAGTTGCGTTTCCTGAGTTATCAATATTAATTATATCTCCACTAGCTACACTTGCATCTGCATTTGTTATAACTAAATTACCAGAATCTCTATGGATACCCATACTATAAGTTCTTGAT